TGCTGGAGTGCAAAGGCTATTGGGACAGTGACGACAGACGAAAAATCAAGAATGTTGTGCAGCAGCATCCTGAAATAGATTTACGAATGATATTTCAAGCACCATATAACACTATATCCAAGAAGTCCAGGACTACCTACGCAAAATACTGCGATAAATTAGGGATACCTTGGACATCATTCACAGACATACCAATCGAATGGTTCATGTAGAGAATGAGTTCGTAGAACATATTCCATGTAATCAGTGTGGTTCATCAGATGCAAATAGCTTGTACTCAGATGGCCACACCTTTTGTTTTAGATGTCATGCAAGGACGCATGGCGACAATACCACTCACAATCATCACGTGTCTAATGTTCAACTACAAGGATCAGCCAGACGGCTGCAATCTAGAGGAATCTCTGAACGAACCTGTGAACTCTTCAAAACCTACAAAGATGGAGAGATCCTACGCCACTATTATTTCGACAGTGCTGGAAAGGTTGTCGGAGCAAAAGTAAGGACAAAAGGTAAAGAATTCCGCTGCGAAGGGGAGGTAAATAGCCTCTTTGGTATGCAGAACTTCAGGCATAAGACAGCCAAAGAACAAAGGCTGATCATTACTGAAGGAGAGATGGATGCAATGTCTGTCTATGAATGTCTACCTTGGCCGGTTGTCTCCATACCAAACGGAGCTGCTGCTGCTAAAAAAGCAATTCAGAATAACTACGAATGGATAAACCATTACGACAAGATAGTCTTATTCTTCGACAACGACGAAGCAGGTCAGAAGGCTGCAAATGATGCCGCTAGTGTATTACCACCTAGCAAGACATTCATAGGCTTTCTAGACGATTACAAGGACGCCTCAGAAGCATTACAAGCTGGAGATACAGAAGCAGTACGACAAGTACTTAACTTCAATCATAAACAATATCAACCAGATGGCATTGTTGATGCACGAACACTACTCGAATTAGTAACTACACCAACACCACCTGCTGATCATGATTATCCATTCCAAGGGCTCAATAAATTGCTACATGGGATCCAATATGGAAGCCTTGTCACGATTACTGCAGGTTCTGGGATCGGGAAAAGCTCCTTTCTCAGAGAAATATGTGCTCACCTTCTCAGTAAGGGAGAGCGGTGCGGTTACTTGGCGCTTGAAGAATCAAATAGAAGAACAGCTCTCGGACTTATGTCCGTCATCGCTGGAAAGTCTTTACACCTCGGAGAGCAACAACGAAGCGAGTTAACCGAGATCTTCGATAACACCGTAGCTAAATGGAATCTACATCTCTTTGATGGATTCGGTAGCTATGACCCGGACCATATCTACAACCGCATTGAATACATGGCGGCTGGATTAGATACAAAGGTCATCTTCCTTGATCACTTATCAATACTACTTAGTGGTCTTGAAGGAGATGAACGTCGAATGATCGATAACACTATGACTCGTTTACGTTCGCTTGTTGAACGCACGGGTATCACATTATTTCTTGTATGTCACACAACAACACCGCCTAATGGACAATCACACGAAGAGGGGGGGCGAGTGCAACTCAGAAGCCTTCGCGGCAGTAGAAGCGTCGGTCAACTTAGCGACGCAGTTATTGCACTTGAACGGGACCAACAGAGTGGATCTGAACGAGATGTTACGACTGTGCGAGTCCTTAAGAACCGCTATTCAGGCGAGGTTGGTGAAGCTTGCCAACTCAAGTACGACTTAGAAACTTGTAAATTTAATGAAACTGAATCAACAAAAGAATTCGACATTAGCGATTTCTAAACCTAATCCACCTACACCTGAAGCAATACAACGTGCTCAGTTTGTAGATAAAACATACATCTGGAAAAATGCTGGTATTCGATCTGGAAACGGACGGACTACTCAATGATCTTACCAAGATCCATTGCCTTGTTATTTATGACAGCGATACTAACACGACCATTGTGTACAACGATCAAGGCAACGAAGAACCGATTGTGCGCGGGGTACAACGTCTAGAAGATGCTGATGTAATCGTTGGTCATAACATCATTGGCTTCGATATACCAGCAATTAGGCGTATCTACCCGTGGTTTATGCCAACAGCTTTTGTATTAGATACCTTGTTGCTGTCACGTCTGTATCACACAGACATCCTGGACGTAGACAAGAAAAGAAGCATATCAAATATGCCTCTACAAACATATGGGAGACACAGTCTTGAGTCATACGGCTACAGGCTAGGTGAATACAAAGGTGAGTTCGGTAAATCCACAGATTGGCAAGAGTGGTCACCAGAAATGGAAACCTATTGCTGTCAAGACGTAAAAGTAACCACCAAATTATGCGACCACTTCCACAAATACCTGAGTGGGTCCGACTAGAGCACGAAGTTGCTCAATTATTAACTAAACAAGAATTACATGGATGGTATTTTGACCAACATGCTGCATGGCAACTTGCATCTACTCTCAGAAAAGAGCTTGAAGAAACTGTTGCAATACTACGGAACAGGCACCCTTACGTTGCAGGATCGGAATTTACTCCTAAACGAAATAACGGACCGTCTGGTTACGTTAAAGATGCCACATTTACAAAGCTAAAAGAAACTAATCCCACATCACGCGATCATATTTCATGGATCCTGCAAACATTTCATGGCTGGAAGCCGACACAACTGACAGCTACTGGGAAGCCGATTATCGACGAGATTGTATTGAAGGAGACGGCTGCATCAGGTGGACCGCAGATTGCTTTGGAGTTTCTGAAATGTCTCGATATTACGAAGAGCTTGGGGATGATCTCCGAAGGCACCAACGCATGGCTCAAGCTATGTACGAGTGCTAGTCGAATACATCACCACTGTTCAGTAGCTACTAATACTCATCGATGTGCTCACCGTAAACCCAACTTAGGACAGACGAAAAGTGACCCTGAATTTAGAAAACTATTCCAAGCATCCCCTGGTCAAATCATGGTGGGTGCTGATCTTAGCGGTATTGAGTTGCGGATGCTCGCCCATTACCTTGGACGTTGGTCTTCCGAGTTTGGAGATACCCTCCTTACCGGAGACATCCATCAAGTCAATGCCGATCGAGTTGGAGTCAGTAGGCGACAAATTAAAACCATCAGCTATGCCTTCATCTATGGGGCAGGTAATGAAAAAATCGGTTATTCCTACGACCCCCTTCTAAGTAGTGCCAACGCTAAAAAGAAAGGTAAGGAGATTAGGGAAGCATTCGTTTCTGCTATTGATGGACTTGCGGAACTACTGGAAGCAATCAAAGAGAAAAGCAAAGAGGGCTATATCAAATCTATTGATGGACGACACATCAAGGTAGATAGCCCACACAAAGCATTGAACTATTTGCTCCAAAGTGGAGCCGGTGTAATCGCAAAACGTTGGCTAACTATCAATCACACTCATATACAAGAACTTGGGTTGTGTGCATCACAACTAGCATTTATACATGACGAATTACAATTCGAGTGTTACCCAGATCACGCACAAGATTTATCAGCATCCCTGGTACTTAGCAGTGCAGAAGCTGGTGAATACTACAAACTTAGAGTCCCAATCACAGCAGAAGCAAAGATCGGAGCCAACTGGGCAGAGGTGCACTGATGAAACTACTCATTGATGCTGACTACATAGTCTATAAAGCCTGTGCAGGAGCAGAAGACGAGATTGACTGGGGTGATGATGTAATCACCGTAGTAAGTAAGTTCTCAGAAGCCATGAAGAACGTCGAACGAGATCTAACCAAGATTAAGGGAGAGTTTATGTGGGATGTACCAGAAATGATTCTATTCTTCAGTGACTCTAAGAATTTTAGGAAAAAAATTTACCCGGAATACAAGGGACATCGAAATCGAAAGAAGCCCTGTGGCTATCGAAGAGTTATCACAGAATTAGGTAAACGATATGAACTTATCCGTCTACCTGAATTAGAAGCTGATGATTCAATGGGTATCTATGCAACTCAACATCCAGGTAACATCATTGTCTCACCGGACAAAGATATGCGCCAAATCCCTGGCAAACTATTTGATATGAAAGAGACAGTTACCATTGACCCTGAAGAGGGTAGAAGGTGGCATCTTATTCAGTCATTAGCAGGAGATCAGACAGATGGATACGGTGGTTGTCCTGGCATTGGAGTAAAACGTGCAGTAACACTCTTTGAAGAGAGTGGATACAACTGGGATGTAGTAGTCAAAGCATTTGCTGACAAAGATCTTGGTGAAAACGTAGCACTGATGAATGCACAACTAGCAAAGATACTTACAAACAAAGATTACGATGGACAAGTCATACCCTGGACCCCCACTACCAGTAATTGAACTAACAATGGAGCAAGAGTTTAAGCTCCGGCGTATGGATGATCTGCTACCAACGGCAGACAAAGCAGACATCATCACATTACTGATGGCATTACAGCATCAAAACTTCTGCCTATGCAATACCGTTAGCAACCTAGTTAAAGAATGGCCCACTTTTCACCCGCCTATTACACACGAGGATCCATGGAAACGTGGGACTTTATACGAGACCAAGGATTAAACTATCACCTTGGTTGTGCACTTAAATACATAGTCCGTGCTGGTCATAAAGACAGCAAAGCAGAGGACTTAAAGAAAGCAATCCACTACTTACAAAATGAACTCGACAACTCCTTACTTGAATCATCAGACCCTAATGGATCAGGCGGAGGAATTCCGCACAGCCTACTCTTTAATGACGAGTGGACCTAAAGTTAAGAGTGTACAAAAAGCTCTGATAGATGAGGAGTGGAGTGAGTTTCATGAGGCTTATCATTTCAAAGAAGAAGACGAACAACTGAAAGAACTAGCTGACCTTGTATATGTCTGCTTTCAAATGGCAGCTAGTCAGGAATGGGACCTAGACGAAGCAATGCGGAGGGTCCATAAATCAAATATGTCGAAGCTCGGAGAAGACGGTAAGCCCATCTACAGAGCGGACGGGAAGGTTCTTAAAGGACCTAATTATAAAACACCAACACTTACTGATCTTATTTAAACAATGACCACCTCACTAATCTCACGTACTGGACGTGTACAATCTTGGCTCGACAACCCTGAGTCAAGGCTTCCAGTTAGCTGCACAGTATTTGTAGTACAAGACTCAATGGAGGGTCCTGATGGATTGGAAAAATCGTGGAGGTTTGTATCACATGCTTTACGATATGGAGCAGGTTGCGCAGTCCACTTGTCGGAGCTGCGACCCAAAGGTACGGAAAATGGAAAAGGATTGGTTGCATCTGGACCGGTCTCTTTCGCACGAATCTACTCAACGTTAAATGAAGTACTAAGGAGAGGTGGTGTTTATAAGAACGGCGCTGTGGTGTGTCATATTGATCTCCAGCATGATGATGCTCTTGAGTTCATCACTACACCACGCTCAGAGTTGCCTTGGGTCAAACGATGCATCAACATCACAGATGAATGGTGGCAGGATTGTACGTTTAAGGAACAACTTCTACATGGAATCAAATCAGGTGACATCTGGTTAAACAAAGTTAGGTATGACAAAAATGGAAAACGAATCCGGGGCAATGTATGTCTTGAGGTGTACTTGCCAAGCCGAGGCACCTGTCTCTTGCAGCATATCAATCTCGGTGCCTGTGAATTTGATGACATTCCAAGAGCTTTCTCTGAAGGGATGTCAGAACTGTGCAAACTCCATGGTCGAACTGGCGTTAGCGATTCAGGAGAATATCTCCCCAGTGAAACAGATAGACAAGTCGGACTGGGAGTACTCGGACTCGCAAATATGCTACGGCGGTACGGCGTAACGTATGCACAGTTTGGTGAGGCACTACGTTGCCTTAACAGCGGTGAAGTTATTCGTACACCAGCCTATGAATTAGCAGTACAACTGAAGCTAGGCATCAGCCTTGCAGCACGTATTGCTAAGACAAACAATATGGATAGGGCGTTTGCAATTGCCCCTACTGCATCGTGTAGCTACAGATCAAAAGATCTCGATGGCTTCACATCAACACCAGAAATTGCACCACCTATCAGCCGTACTGTGGACCGTGATAGCGGCACATTCGGTGTACAAACATATAACTATGGTGATGTTGAGATTGCATCAGAGGTCGGATGGGATGCCTACAAGGCTGTCGCAGATGGGCTGATGACACTACTCAATAACACAGGGCTTCTTCATGGATATAGCTATAACTCTTGGAGTGATGTTGTAACCTACGACAATGAATTCGTAGAAGAGTGGCTAAGGTCCCCGCAAA